TCCATGTTTAAACCTCCCTGTTTGTGCCGTTGATGATGGTCTGTGCGTAGGCAATGCAAGCCAACGCAATGTCTTTGTCGCCCTGCTGAAGAGCCTTGTACGCCTCTTCAAGCGTCTCTGCGAGAAGTTGAATGTCCTGTTTCATGCGATCTCTTTCTGTGGTTGGTTGTAGATGAACGCCCATTCGATAGCCTCACGCTTGGTTGTGCATTCACGAACGCAAGAGGCGTGTTCGCTGGACTTGATCCACACTTGCCAAACGACAAGTGGAGTGGTGCGGTGGTTGTATGTCTCTACACGGTACAGAGACACGATGTATTTTTGGTTTGGTGCAATCACACCAAACACCTTGACAAGTTGTTTCATGCGTGAGCCTCCTTTTTCAGCGATACCGTGTTGAACAGTTCTTGGTAATGCTCCATGTGGAACAAAACTCGTTGCCAGTTGGTTGCACTAGGGTGCTTTGCGAACGCCTTTTGCGATGCAATGAGAACGCTTTTGCTGTGGTTTAGCTCTTGTGATGGTGTCATGGATAGCCTCCTGTTGATTGATGCGGATTGCATCCACAAGCACACTGAAACAATGTGCTTGAAGTGGAATCCACTTGCCGCCCTTATTCACGAGGACGGTGCATGGGGACAGTGCCTTGCGTCCACTCCTCTCAGAGCGGTCAGATCGTTCGCTGTTTGCCCCCTGAGTGTGTAGGTGGTAGGCATGGCGTGAACGGTCAACGTAGGTGACTGTCGTAGTCATCAGGGCTGTTGCTCTCTGTCTGTCCCCTGTGTGTGTAGGTGGGTGACACGTTGAGAGCCTGTACCTGACGGGCTGTCTGCTCGGGCTAGAGTGTTTGCGAGTCACTCATCGAAGCCGTCTTTGTTGTGTGATGCAAGCACCACAACGAAACGAATGCTAGCACGTTTACACACCTTTGCATGTATACCTTTGTTTTCATTGGTGATTTGAGTACTTCGGTTTTCAATGCGAACGATTGGGGTCGAGGGACAAGGCGAAGCCGAATGGACAGGTGCTTGATAGGCAGTGAGCAAAGAGAGAGGCGACACAAGGTGCAAAGCATGAGCTTGCAGTGAGCCAATGTTTAAACGGTCTTGCTGTTGGCTTGCTGGTGTTCACCGCACTTGCGGTTGTCGCCCTGTTGTTGTGTGTGGCGAAGTGCATTGAAGTGTGACCAAGTGCATCGAAGTGCAATATGCGAACGAGTTGCGTTGTGTGTGTCTCGCTGAGAAAATGCTGAGAGCAAATGCAGAGTGTTTAAACCAAGCGAAAAGGATCACAACATGGCACAAATCAAAACGAATGAGAACGATACTGGTGTAAGCACTGCACCGTTCGCAGATGCAATCATTGATGGCGAGGGAGAGTACAGCGAAGCGATACGGCAAGCTGTTCACCAAGTAGAGGTAACACAGAGAGGAGATGGAAAGCCATTCGGTCATAAACCAATGGAAGATGAAATCGTTGAGAGTAAGAAGACCACTACCAAGATGAAATTGTTCGCCTCTGCAATTGCAGATGGACTCAGTCCAGCAGAGGCGTATCGGAAGGTGTATGACTGTGCGAATAGCACCAATGCAACAGTGATGGCAAATGCGAACCGATTGCTGAATGACAGCAGGATTACCTTACTACTTGAGCCTGTCTTCCAAGCCAAACGAGAGATGGTGATCAACGATGAACTAGCCACAAGGCGATTCATCATGCAGGAACTCTTTGAACACGCCAAGAACACTGAGCGAGTGAGTGACAAGCTCAGAGCATTGGAGATGATGGGCAAGTCCATTGGTATGTTCAATGAGACTGGTGACAAAGATGAGAACGATCTAGATGTAGAGAAGCTCAAGAGTGAACTCAAGGCGAAGATGGCATCGATGCTCAACGTCACACTGCCATCAGCCAAGCACTGAGGGGAGAGAACGGGTCAGAGAGGGTGCATAGCGGCTATGTGCAAGGCGTGTATGCGTGGCGTATGTGCGTATGCATGAGGCGTGTGTGTGGCGTAGCGTGAGGTGTGCAGAGCGTGTAAACGCTGGCTCTCCACTCGTGCGCTAGGCGGCTGGAGGCGTGTGCGCTAGGCGTGACCCCACCTACCCCGACCCTCCCTTTTGTGACGGCGTTGACTGGGCTGACTCTACACTCAAATCCACACATCCAATCCCACAAAACACACCCCCTTAACTTTCCTATTACAAACCCCCACCCCTATATATTTTGAAAATGGCAGTATCGTTCGCATTGTTTAAACAACAAGCAAATAATCTTGTGGAGACTTCTGGAGGTGTGGTTTGCATCGTTCCACATAATTCTGCAAGATCGGTGTACACAGGCAAGCCAATTGATGTATATTTCGTTCGCTAGAGCATAGTAACCAGACCACTCCCTGTTGTTGTGATACTTTGGGTTGTTGGTTGCTCCTTCGGTCTGGAACTCCCTGCTCTAGCTCCAATTCGCATGGGGATTGTCACTAGGTACTATTAGTAATAGTCTCCAGCCGTGTTGGTGAATGCGTAGGCTGATACGCAAAGTCAGGTCGTCTAAGCGCAATAACAGACCTATTCGTTAAGGCGCAAAGCAGGGGATCAGCACCTGCCACCAACAATCTATAGCAGGGTGGGGAAGTGGTATCCCGTCTGGTTCATACCCAGAAGATCGCTGGTTCGACTCCAGTCCCTGCAACCATCATGTAAACATTTCAGCAAAATCTATACATGACGGCGTGGATGTGTATAGGACTGCAACCCTTCGGGTTTCTTGATCGTTCTTAATCCTGTTTAAACGTGCTATATTGCGTTCGTACAAATGTTCGCATAAGGGTTCGCATGGAAAAGAAAACCAAATTGGTCTACGACTTCATCGTGGCCTGTCAGCAAATACGCAAGATCACACCCTCCTACAGAGAGATTGCCATTGGTCTTGGCATGAAGAGCAAGTCCAACATATTCCGCTACATCCGCAAGCTGGAGAAGATGGGGGCCATTGAGATGCAACCCAAGAAGATGCGAACCATAAAGCTGACCAACAAAGTGGTCAATGAGATGACCAAGCTATGAGTCTTCTGACCACTCAGGAAATGGAGCAGTACCTCCAGATGCTGGAGACACTCCCGCCTGAGCATGAAATGATTCCCAAGATCAAACTCCTTATGGAGGCTGATCGCCGTGAGCAGTGCAAGGAACACTTCATACCGTTCGTAGAAGATATGTGGCCCTCATTCATCGCAGGGCGACACCATAAGATCATGGCAGATGCCTTTGAGCGGGTTGCCAACGGCAAGCTCAAGCGGCTCATCATCAATATGCCGCCCCGTCATACCAAGTCAGAGTTTGCCTCTTTTCTGTTTCCATCTTGGTTTCTAGGTAAATACCCGCACAAGAAGATCATCCAGACAGCCCACACCGCAGAATTGTCAGTGGGCTTTGGTCGAAAGGTCAGAAACCTTGTAAACACAAGCCACTACCAACGCATCTTCCCAACAAAGTTATCCACAGACAGCAAGGCCGCTGGACGCTGGAATACAAACAAGGGCGGTGACTACTTCGCCATTGGTGTGGGCGGTGCTGTAACCGGAAAAGGCGCTGACGTTCTCATCATTGATGACCCGCATTCCGAGCAGGAAGCCATGCAAGGCGACCCAAAGGTCTATGACAGGGTGTATGAATGGTATAGCTCAGGCCCTCGCCAGCGTTTACAGCCCGGGGGAGCCATCATCATCGTGATGACACGGTGGTCAAAACGGGATTTGACGGGTCAGGTGGTGTCAAACTCGGTCAAAAGGGACGGAGATGAGTGGGAAGTCATCGAATTTCCTGCATTAATGCCCTCTGGAGCGCCACTTTGGCCTGAATTCTGGTCACAGGAAGAGCTTGAGGCCATCAAATCTGAGATTCCAGTCCCAAAATGGGAAGCCCAGTACCAACAAAACCCAACATCTGAGGGCGGTGCGCTCATCAAGCGGGAAATGTGGAAGATTTGGGACAAAGACGAGCCGCCTGAGTGCGAATACACCATTCAAAGCTGGGATACGGCGTTTGAGAAGCACAACAGGGCTGACTATTCAGCTTGCACCACATGGGGAGTGTTCAGACACCCCGATGAAAAGGGCAATGCCCAGCCAAACATCATCTTGCTTGACGCATTCAAAGACCGACTGGAGTTTCCTGAACTCAAAGCCAAGGCGTTTGAGATGTACAACGAGTGGGAACCTGACACCCTACTGATCGAAAAGAAGGCGGCAGGAGCGCCGCTGATCTACGAGATGAGACGCACAGGAATCCCTCTGCAAGAGTACACACCGAGCAAAGGCAATGATAAGATAGCCCGTGTAAACGCAATATCTGACATATTTGCGTCCGGCTTTGTCTGGTGTCCAGATAGACGCTGGGCTGAAGAGGTCATGGAGGAGTGTGCCTCATTCCCAAATGGTGAGCATGACGACTTAGTTGACTCAACCAGTCAGGCGCTGTTAAGGTTCCGGCAGGGCGGTTTTCTCCGTTTAAACACGGATGATGAAGAAGACTTTGTCCCCCGCCGAAAGAAAGCGGCCTACTACTGAGGAACCCCATGATCGAAAAAAGTTTGTACCAAGCGCCAATAGGACTCGCAGTCATAGAGGAAGCCCCCTCAATTGACATTGAAATTGAGATCATTGGCGAGGACGAAGATGCTTCAGTTGAAGAGACAAAGACTCCTGACATCCCCTTTGATGCCAATCTTGCAGAACACATTGATCCTCAAGAACTCGCCACCATTGCCAATGATTTGCTGGGTGACATTGAGGATGACCTAAGCTCCCGCAAGGATTGGATGCAAACCTATGTCGATGGGCTTGAACTCCTCGGCATGAAAATCGAAGAGCGGTCAGAACCTTGGGAAGGCGCTTGTGGCGTTTACCATCCACTGCTCTCAGAGGCGCTGGTCAAGTTCCAAGCAGAAACCATCATGGCGACATTCCCCGCCGCTGGGCCAGTCAAGACCCAGATCATTGGGAAAGAAACTCCAGAGAAAAAAGAAGCCGCCACCCGTGTTCAGGATGACATGAATTACGAGTTGACGGATGTGATGACAGAGTTCCGACCAGAGCATGAGCGCATGATTTGGGGATTGGGACTCTCAGGCAATGCATTCAAAAAGGTCTACTTTGACCCTGCACTTGACCGCCAGACATCCATCTTTGTGCCAGCCGAAGACATCATCGTCCCGTATGGCGCATCCTCCCTGCAAAACTCTCCTCGTATCACTCATGTGATGCGCAAAACCAAAAACGAGTTTGCTCGTTTGGTTCACCAAGGCTTTTACGTTGATGAGGACTTGGGCGAGCCAAGCACCAGCCTTGATGAGGTGGAGAAAAAGATTGCCGAGAAGATGGGCTTCAAGGCGACTACAGACGACAGGTACAAGTTCTATGAAGTCCAAGTTGACCTTGACATCCCCGGATTTGAAGACTGCGATGAAAACGGAGAGCCAACCGGCATTGCTCTGCCCTACATTGTTACCATCGACAAAGACACCACAACCGTGCTGGCTGTGCGCCGCAACTGGCGACCAGAGGACACCACCCATCAGAAACGAAGCCACTTCGTTCACTATGGCTACGTCCCCGGCTTTGGCTTCTACTACTTCGGCCTGATTCATCTGATCGGTGCTTTTGCTAAGTCAGGCACATCGCTGATCCGTCAGTTGGTGGACGCTGGAACTCTGAGCAATTTGCCCGGCGGATTCAAAACCAAAGGCATGAGAGTCAAGGGCGATGACACCCCAATTTCGCCCGGGGAGTGGCGAGATGCGGATGTTGCCTCCGGAACACTCAAAGACAACCTCTTGCCGCTTCCATACAAGGAGCCAAGCCAAGTCCTGATGGCGTTGCTGGCAAACATCGTGGAAGAAGGCCGCAGAGCCGCTGGCTCAGGCGATTTAAACGTGGCAGATATGTCTGCAAACGCTCCCGTTGGCTCCACGCTGGCACTGCTAGAACGCACCCTGAAGGTGATGTCTGCTGTTCAAGCCCGTATCCACTACTCCATGAAGCAGGAATTGGTGTTGTTGCGAGACATCATCAGGGACTACACCCCAGATGAGTATGACTACGAGCCAGAAGAAGGTAGCCGTAGCGCCAAGAAATCCGACTATGACTGCTGTGATGTCATACCTGTCAGCGACCCCAATGCCGCCACAATGGCTCAAAAGATCGTGCAATATCAGGCGGTCTTGCAGTTGGCCCAAGGCGCACCCGGTATTTACAATATGCCACAGCTACACCGCCAAATGCTGGATGTGCTGGGCATCAGGAATGCCCAAAAGCTTATCCCTCTGGAGGATGACCAGAAGCCTCGTGATCCATTGAGCGAAAACATGAATGCCATGATGAGCAAACCGCTCAAGGCATTTATCTACCAAGATCACGAATCTCACATCGCTTCCCACATGAACTTCCTGCAAGACCCCAAGACGGCGGCAATTGTGGGTCAAAGCCCCAACGCACAGCAAATTACCGCAGGTCTTCAGGCGCACATTGCGGAGCATTTTGGCTTCCAGTACCGTCAGCAGATTGAACAGCAGATTGGCGCTCCCCTGCCTTATATGGCGGAGGACGATGACGAACTGCCGCAGGAGTACGAAGTCCAGATCGCCCGTCTGGTAGCGCAAGCCAGCCAGCAATTGCTTCAAAAGAACCAAGCCGAAGCCGCTCAACAGCAAATTGCCCAGCAACAGCAAGACCCCATCATCCAAATGCAGATGCAGGAATTGCAACTCAAGGGCGAAGAAATCAAACGAAAAATGGCAAAAGACCAAGCAGATACAGCCCTCAAACAGGCTCAACTGGAGGTCGAAGAAGCCAAATTGGAAGCGCAAACCAACTTGGAAGGCCACAAGCTGGGAGTCAAGATTGCCCACGAAAAGGCGACTTTGGCTCAAAAAGCAGAAGCAGAACAGGAAAAACTCAACCTTGGCGGTCACCGATTGGGCTACGAGATGGCCTCTTCCAAAGACCGTTTAAACAGAGAGTCGCTGTTCAAACTGCATGATGCAAAAAACAAACCCCCAACAAAACCAACGACAGGTGAATGATGGATAACTTTGACGTAATTGTTAAAAATATTGACGACAAAATTTATCAATTACGAGATTTTGTAGCCACAGGCAACGTAAGTGACCTGTCGGAATACAAGGCAACGTGCGGTCAGATTCGAGGTCTGCTGATTGCACGGGAATTCGTATTAGACCAAAAACAAAAATCGGAGAGATTTAATGAATGACTTCTCAAGTGTCGGCACGAGGCTGGCAGAAGAAAGTGCATTGAAAGAGGTTGCACCTTTGACCCACGAAGAAAAGGCAAAACAACTCCCAACCCCCACTGGATACCGCATTCTTTGCGCCATCCCAGAGCAGGAGAAGGAGTACGAGAGCGGCATCATCAAAGCCGAACTCACTGTGCAAAACGAGGAAACGCTGACCACCGTGCTGTTTGTGGTCAAGCTTGGCCCCGATTGTTACAAGGACGAAAAGCGCTTTCCCAATGGCCCTTGGTGCAAAGAAGGCGACTTCATTCTTGTTCGCCCCCACGCCGGAACCCGGCTTGTTATCCACGGCAAAGAATTTCGCATCATCAACGATGACTCCGTTGAAGGCACTGTGGAAGACCCCCGTGGCATCAAACGCAAATAAGGAGCGCACATGAGTACATACAAAGGCGAAGAATACAAGTTCCCCGATGAGCAAGACCCAGCTGACTTGGAGATTGAAATCGAGGATGACACCCCTGAAGAAGACCGTGGCAAAACCCCCTCAGACCCCAAGTTTGTAGAGGAATTGGACAAAGACGAGTTGGATGAGTATTCAGCCGCCGCCAAGCAAAAGATTGCCGCCTTCAAAAAGGTCTACCACGATGAACGAAGGGCGAAAGAAGCCGCTGACCGTGAGCGTGAAGAGGCCATACAGGTTGCCAAAAAGCTTTTTGAGGAAAACAAAGCCCTCAAAGGGCGTGTAAACAACACTGAAAGCTTTGCAATCAATTCCATCAAATCCAATGCCCATGCCGCCCTTGAAAAGGCCAAGCGTGAGTATCGGGATGCGTACGAATCAGGCGACACAGACAAGATTATCGAAGCTCAGGAAGCAATGACTGAAGCCAAGATGTCCATTTCCCAAGCAGAAACGGCTGAACATAATTTTAAAAACCGGCCTGTTCAGGAAGAAGAATTTGTGGTACAAACGCCCCAACGGCCTAAACAGCCGACTCGTGACCAGAAGTTTGAGAAATGGCGAGAGCGTAACTCTTGGATTGATTCAGACTCGGAAATGCGAGCTTTGGCAATGGGTACACACGAAAGACTCGTTGCTGAAAACGGTGCTGGCTATGCCACAACTGATGAGTATTACAGGCGCATTGACGCAACAATGCGCAAACGCTTCCCCGAAAGATTCGAGGAAGACGAAGGAACGGAAGTCGAAATCGACTCTAAACCTCCCGCTCGTACGAAACCGAGCGTTGTCGTAGCTCCGGCCTCAAGAAGCACGGCCTCAAAGAAATTGAAGCTGAAGCCTTCCCAAGTTGATCTCGCCCGAAAACTTGGAATCACCCCCGAGCAATACGCCAAAGAAGTTTTAAAACTGGAGATTTGAAATGACAAAGACTGAAATAAACCGTTTAAGCCGTGATGTCGATACAAGAGCAACCCATGAACGTCCAAAGCAGTGGATGCCAGCGGAACTCTTGCCGGAGCCTGATAAGCACCCGGATTACGACTATCACTGGGTGCGTACTGCAACTCTGGGTTACGCAGACCCCCGTAATGTTTCGAGAATGTTGCGTGAGGGCTGGGAACCTGTAGGAATTGAAGAACAACCCAAGTTCCAACTGTTAGTTGATCCCGGTAGTCGATACAAAGACAACATCGAGATCACCGGATTGTTGCTTTGCAAGACTCCAAAAGAGTTCACGGCTCAAAGACGGGCGTATTACGCTCGACAGACCCAAGCTCAGACGGATGCTGTAGACAACAGTTTTATGCGTCAAAGCGATGCGAGGATGCCCCTTTTCAAAGAAGGCAAGTCTTCGACAACCTTTGGCAAAGGCTTTTAAACTTTTTGGAGTTTTTTCATGGCGTATCCTACCGTCTCAGGCCCTTACGGCTTTCAACCGATCAATCTGATCGGCGGTCAGGTCTTTGCTGGTTCTACTCGTAATATTCCCATTGCTTCAGGCTCTGGCACATCTATCTTTGCAGGTGATGTTGTCCGTCTGAACACTGGTGGTACTCTGAGCCGAGCCGCCACAGGCACTACCTCCGCTACTGATGCAGTCGGCGTTTTCTTGGGTTGTTCTTACACAAACCCATCAACCAACCAAAAGATTTTCGCTCAATACTGGCCCGGTGGCACTGTCGCCTCTGATGCCGTTGGTATTGTTGCCGACGATCCCAACACCCTGTACAAAGTTGCTGTGCTGTCTACCTCGACAGCAGTCAGTGGCTTGACCCGTGCGGCTGTTGGTCAAAACGTGGCTTTCTTCTTGACCGCTGGTAGCACTACCTCTGGCGACTCTAAAGAAGGTGTGTACAACTCGACTGGTTCAACCACAACTTTGCCTTTCCGCATTGTTGATGTGGTTCCAGAAACCGTCAACGCTTCTGGCTCGTTTACAGAGGTGATCGTCAAATTCAATTTTGGCGTTCACACTTATACGTCTGCTACGAACGTAGTAACCGCCGCTTAAAGGAGCATCTAAATGGCTATTTCCCGTGCGCAACTACTCAAAGAACTGCTCCCCGGACTGAACGCTTTGTTCGGTTTGGAATACGCAACGTATGGTCAGCAACATAAAGAAATTTATGAAACTGAGACTTCAGAGCGTTCTTTTGAAGAAGAAACCAAGCTGTCCGGCTTCTCTGCCGCACCTGTCAAGAACGAAGGCCAAGCCATCGCTTATGACAATGCTCAAGAGGCGTTTACAGCACGTTACAACCACGAAACCATTGCTCTGGGTTTTTCGCTGACCGAAGAGGCCATCGAAGACAACTTGTACGACAGCCTGTCTGCTCGTTACACCAAGGCTTTGGCTCGTGCAATGGCTTACACCAAACAGGTCAAAGCCGCCGCCGTGTTGAACAACGGTTTCACCAACTCAGCCGCTTATTACGGCGGTGACGGTGTGCCTTTGTTTGCAACCAACCACCCCTTGGTTTCTGGTGGAACCAACAGCAACACCCAGTCAACCGCCGCAGATTTGAATGAGACTTCCTTGGAAGCCGCCATCATCCAAATCCAACAGTGGACTGACGAGCGTGATCTGTTGATCGCCGCCAAGCCCAAGAAGTTGATTGTTCCTCCACAGCTTCAGTTCGTTGCAACTCGTTTGCTCGAAACCGAACTGCGTGTTGGCACAACCGACAACGACATCAACGCCATCAAGAACAATGGCTCTGTCTCTGAAGGTTACACTGTTAACAACTTCTTGACCGATCCAAACGGCTGGTTCCTGACCACCGATGTTCCAAACGGCATGAAGCATTTCGTTCGCACCCCGCTGTCTAACAGCATGGACGGCGACTTTGATACCGGCAACGTCCGTTACAAGTCCCGTGAGCGTTATAGCTTCGGTTGGTCTGATCCCCTCGGAATGTGGGGCGCACAAGGCGCTTAATGCCCTTGGAAAGAAAGGCTCCTTCGGGGGCCTTTTTTTTGCGTTTAAACCTTGTACAGCGTTTAAATGTGGTGTATAAACTAGGTATCTGGGCTTTTACCTACATCAACCGCCCCAGCGGACAGTGCAATGATGGTGTAGGCACTTTTGCATAAAGGAATTATTATGGGATTCGCAACTCACCTTGGCCCTTGGTTGTTGGGTACTGTCAAAAACACCACCGGCACAACTTCCGGAACAATTCGCAACATGGGCGCTACTACAGTTAGCCAGTCCGCAAATGTCGTGTTCGGCACTTTAACTGGAACTGCTTTTGTTCTTCCTGCTGGCGCTCAAATCACCGACATCAAAATTGTCACCACTACCGTATTCAGTGCGGCAACAACTGCCAAACTAAGTATTGGCGCTGTAGACTTCACAACCACAGGAACAATCACCTCTGTTGGCGGCATTAGCTTAACTGCAAATGCAACAACACCAGCCTTGTTCCTCAATGTTGGCTCAACTGATGCCATCGTTACCTACACCTTGGCTGGAACTGCATTGACTACTGGTGCGGCAACCATCATCATCACTTATTCTGTCCGCAACTCAGATGGTGCGGCAAACCCAACTGCCACTCAAAACTAATCTGACGGGGAGCTAGTCTCCCCTTTTTTTCTCGAAAGGATTAGCCATGATGCAAACGGATGTTAGATCGGCCCACTCAAACGTGAGTGCCTTGCTGTATGCTGGTCGAGCCAGATTAAAAGGAGTGCTGTTTCATGTTTCGGATGGCGCTCCTCTTGATCATCTTAAATTTTATGATGCCGCCACCGCTACAGGTTCAGTGATTCTGGAGATTGATTCCAATCATTCCGGAGGGCTTTATATTCAAATTCCCGGTGAAGGAATTTTGTTTAAAACAAGCATTTACTGCGACATTGGTGATGCCGATTCAGTTACTATTTTCTACGGTTAACTTATGCAACAAGAAGGCTCATTCAATTTGGTTGGTCGAAAAATAATGATCGGCATTCCTTCGTATGACTACAAGGTGGCAACGAAGTGGGCAATCTCATTTGCCCATTTCTGTGTTGAAGCTCAGAAGCACGGAGTTCAAATCCAAGTAGGCAACGTCTCTGGATGCTCCGTTGTTTCTCGTGCCAGAAATTTGATTGCGTATGACTTCTTGGAGTCTGACTGCACTGACCTGATGTTCATTGACTCTGACATCACCTTCAATGCTGATGATGTTTTCCGTCTGATGGCTTGGAACAGTGATCCCAAAAAAGGCATTGTGGCTGGTATTCCTGTGGCTCGTAAAAAAGGCAAGGTCTACATTTCTACGCTGGATATTGATGAAGACCGTCAGGTTCAAATGAACCCAATGGGTCTTGTTCGTGCCTTGCGGGTTGCCACAGCTTTTATGATCATCCGCCGTGATGTCTTCACCACCTTGCGGGACGCACATCCTGAGTGGGCATACATCGATGACCGTATCCAAGACGGCAAGTCTTATTCGTTCTTTGATTTCAAGTCCACCCCAGAGGGTTACGTTGGGGAGGATTACACCTTCTGCGACCGTAATGGCTAAATCCCCAGCATGGCAAAGAGCAGAGGGCAAGAATCCCAAGGGCGGTTTAAACGCCAAAGGGAGAGCTTCGGCGAAGGCTCAAGGGATGAATCTGAAGCGCCCACAACCAGAAGGCGGCAAACGCCGCGACTCCTTCTGCGCCCGTATGGAAGGGATGAAGAAGAAATTGACGAGCGAAAAAACTGCCAAGGATCCAAATTCGAGGATTAACAAAAGCCTTCGGGCTTGGAAGTGTTGAGGTAAAAAATGGCAAAAAATAAAATGTCTTATGAGGCGCTTGAGAAAAGAATGGCTGATGTTGGATTTCCGGCGGGAACGCCAGAAAATGCCGAAGCCGTCAAGCAATACAGGGCATCAGCAGGTATTGCTACAAAAATGTCACAACCGAAAGGTATGGCCACATATGACATTCCTCTTACAATGGGTGAGAGGGGCGCGTATGAACCGGGTCGTCCATCAGGTCTTCCGGATAAAGGCCCGGCAAGAACAACTGCTCGTGCAGAGTACGAGAAAGCATTAAATAATTCCGTTAAAAAAGCCAAAGGCGGTAAAGTCTCTAGTGCCTCTAGTCGCGCAGATGGCTGTGCCATCAAAGGCAAGACGAAGGGTAGGTTTGTGTAATGGACATGAACACCATTTGGTCTTTGGGTTTGTCTCTTGTTACTGGTGCATTGTGGTTTTTTGTTCGTGAGAAGCTTGAAGATGTAAAGCGCATTGAGCGCCTGTTAAACATAACTCGTGAGGAAATCGCTCGTGATACAGCAACTAAAGCAGAAGTGCAAAGACTTACAGACCACATTGATCAACGCTTTAACCGCCTTGAAGAAAAAATTGACCAGCTTATTCAAGGCGGCAGATGATGCCCAGCCAAAGTAAAAAGCAACACAATTTGATGGCTCTGGTAGCCAACAATCCGTCAGCCGCAAAGCGGCTAAAAGTTCCTCAATCAGTTGGAGAAGATTTTATGAAAGCAGATATGGGCAAGAAATTCAAAGAAGGCGGCGCTTCCATGA